GCCTCCCGCTTTCTGCAATTCCTTGATTATCCGTCCCATGGCCTGCTTCTTGGACGCGTGCTTGATAGATTTCGCTTCCATCCATTCAACAGCAAATCCTCGAAGCACTTTACCACGGCCAACGCCATCAATTGCCCGTCGTCACCGTCAGCGATCAGCATTCTTGGTGCCTTGCCTTCGGGCATGCACTCATACTTGATGTCTGCTTTGTGCTGAAATTTGGGTTCGGGGTCCGCCCACATCTTCTCCAGCGCGGCCTTCAGGCGTTGAGTGCTCCATTTCGACGACACCAAGTCTTCGATGTGGAGGTTCTCCTCTGCCCACTTCCGCACTCGAGTCTCGGAGAATATGCCGCGTCTCCGGTCCCGACCCATGCATTGCTGTACCAGTTTCTGTATCCGTTTCTGCTCGGTAGCCGACAGCACGCATCCTTTCTGCTTCTCGGTGATTCTCTTCTTGACCGCGCTCTTCAAATTCTCCGCGGTCTTGCTGTACACGTTGGGCGTGCGTTGGCACGGGCCGATGAGTGCACCAACTATTGGCTGGTGATTGTGCGGTACTTCTTTGTTAAACTCCTGCCCTATGACCGCAACGTGTCCATGTGGTGTGGTGTAGGTTCTCCGGTCCTCGCTCGCCCCCGCGGCGACCTCGGCGTCGGCTGGCGTGTTGCCACCGTTGTCGGTGTCGGCCACCTTGGGGGGATCCTCAGGACGTTCGGGTTCCACTTGTTCCTCTGTAGGTTCGACCGCCTCCAGTCCTGGCGGTTTGTCCAGCTGCTTTTCCTCCTCTTCAAGAGGCTTGACTGCTTCCTCCTTCTTGCGGGGTTTGTCGTCTTTTGCGGTGTTGCCTCCTGCTCCGTTTGGTGCCCCCGGGGCTCCCGTGGTCTTCACCACCTTGTGGAGTCGATGCAGGCTTGTCCTGGTCTTCATAGTCTTGCCGCAGAAGATCGAAATCATTGTCCAACAACTGCATGACGAGCGGTATTCCAGTCCCGTCCAGTACCGGACGACCGCGATGGGTCCAAGATGCCGCATGGCAATGTGTTCGGTTGACCCTGTGCGCCACATAGTTTGGGCCGCGTTCTCCAGGTTGGCATACATGGTCGCCAACTTAGTTCCGTTACGCAGAGGTTGGAGGGTGAGGTGTGTCAATCGAGCGAACTCGTCTTCCGTGAACACGACATTCTGGCAAGTGATCCATCCCATGTCTGGGCATCTGTCGTGTATCTTCACCACCCAGTCACCCTCCCGAAGGCGTGCTGCGTCCCGCAACTCCCCGCTCACATGTGCGACCAGTCTCAAGCCGGTCCCATGACGATGCGCGAGCATCCGTCTCTCAGTGCGATTGACTCGTGCTCGCTAGCTCTTG